TGAAATGCAAACTGCTGATGGTAGATACTATTGGCATCCCGATTGGAAAACCTATTACTGTCCCATTTTAACTTTGAAATAATATGTCTGAAAACAAAGGAAATTTTGAACTGAAAACTATTTTAAAGTCAGATGTTAAGAAAATGTCTGAAAACCAACAAAATTATGAATATGTAAATCACCCTAACCATTATGGAGGAGCATCGAATGTTTATGAAGTCATCAAGGTTATTGAAGCCCTTGAAATGGATTTTCATCTCGGCAACACTTTTAAGTACATTGCTAGAGCAGGAAAAAAAGAAACTGATAGAGAAATTCAAGATTTAAAGAAAGCTCTCTGGTATCTTCAACGAAAGATTGAACTACTGGAGTCCAAGAAATGATTGTCTATCTTCTGTGGGGGATTATTTTCGGGATGTTGTTTCATTTAGCCATGGTACAAACCGACCAGGATGTTGTATTCACTGAAGTATTATTAGTTATTCTGGGCTGGCCATTCTTTTTGGTCATGTTCATTTTGATGATTATTCAAGAGCTCAGAAAATAATTTTACCAAAAGTTTGGTGGATTGAAAATCTTGTTATAGGTTTGTCTTGTTGAATTATTAAAAAATCTAAACATGACCAGAACTCAACAAATTGATGTCGTTCGCAAACTCGTGGAAGACTACTGCAGCCGAGAGATGTATCTCACCCATGGTTTCACTCCATCGGATGATGAATACCAGCACATTCTTAACATCGCAGAAAGCGTTCTTTGCACCAAATGGAATGTCGGTTACCCAGGTGGAAGCTTCATTCAAGCTGTGGTGGATAACAACCTCCAACTTGCTTTCTCTCGTGCTGACTATATCAACCGAAAGTATATTCCCCTTTACATCGGTCTGATGCAATCAGTGTCTTGTCCCTCTGAACTAACCCTTGAAACCGAGTCTCATGCCTGAGTATACTGCTGAAATAGATATCAGTCCTGATGAGTTTATCAGTGATTGCTCCTCTAGTGAAATCAAAGAGATAATTGAAGCGCTCATTGAAGATGGGCATATCCAACCTCACCAAGTAATTGTTGATGGTCAAGTCACTAGAAACTATCTCGATGAAGAGTGGGATAATATCTGCGAGAAAATTCGCAAGTCACGTCTCGTGATGACTCAGAGCGATGAAGATACAATCCGACAAATCTTTAAAGGACTATGAGTCAATTTCAATGGTGGGGTTACCTTCATATTAACGGTAGCATCCAAGCCAAACGTTATTTTGACCAACAAGATATCGATGAAGCTCACACTAGTCCTTTCGTGGCCAGAGTACACGGGCCTTTCCCGGCAAAAAATAGGGATAATGCTCTGCAGATATTAGGGGAAGCTTTTTTCTAATGTGGTTTGTGTTTTTGTTTGAAAAGCCCTCACGTTGAAGTGGGGGTTTTTTGTTTAAAATATTTTTAATATATTTGTCCTATGAAACAGAAAGTAGAAGTTGACCCCGATAAGGTAATCAAAGTTCGACCCCGTATGGTTAAAACACCTAACCCTATGTTCCAGGGGTTTTTCTATGGTTGGATGTCTTTATATCTTTTATTGAAATTACTTGAAATAGTTTAGTATTATGATTGATAACCTGGAACTAATTAAACCTCTTCTGAACTTTGAAAAAGAGGGGGACTTTTACATGTTATACGTGTTCAAGAGAAAGAAAGACCAAACTACTGATAAAGCCAATCATCAGTCTGTTCGGACTATCAAAACGTATTGTATTGAAAGTGTTGAATATCTCGAATCACGTTACGAAGAAATTAAACAACTCTGCGAGATGTTCAAAGCACGAGCATACATCCATGTTCAGAAACAAAATCACCAAGATGTGTCTTTGGAGATGATGGTTGCTTTGGCTAATAAAATCCGTAACGGACAACTCAAACAACAACACTTATTTGATTCTGTTGTTGGTCAAGTCAAAACTTTGGAAAAACGATGGATTATTGATATCGATGGAATATCAATTGATGGTTTTGCTCATGCCCCTTTCTACCAGGAAATGCGTCGGTATATTAGTGAACTGCAGAATGAAACTGGTAAGGAAGTTGAGATGACTTTCATCCCAACTAGGGCTGGTTTTCATATTATTGCCTCACCCTTCAATCTTCAAAAGTTCAAAGAGCGTTATCCCGAGGTTGAAGTGCATAAAAAAAATCCAACACTTTTGTTCCTTCCAGATAGTTTAAATTGATTATCTTTGTAAGATGAATATTGAAACACTGAATCGGTATCACGAAGATGGATTGCTTTACAAGCAATCACATCCTAATCTTCCATTAACTATTTGGAACTATACCGAAAAAGTCCAGTACGAAGGGTTGTGGGACGAGGTAACTATACAATGTCGGGGTCTTATCACTGAAGATACTATGGGTACGATTTTGGTTCGCCCCTTCCGTAAATTCTTTAATTACGAGGAGGTTGTTGGAAAAGGTATAATACCTACAAAAGGTGATTATGTTTACATCCAAGAAAAAATGGATGGTTCCTTGGGTATCTTGTTCAACTACAAAGACGAATGGATTATGGCAACTCGTGGTTCATTCGCTTCTGAACAAGCAATAAAGAGTCTCGAGATTGTTAAGTCAAAATATTTCCTGGATTCGTGGTCTAAGGAATATGCTTACTTGGTGGAGATAATTTATGAAGCGAATCGGATAGTTGTTCGATACGATGAAGAAAAAGTTGTGTTCTTATCCGTGGTTTTGAATGAGAGTTGGAAATGGGAATCAACGGACGACACTGAACTACATTGGACTACCGCAAAGATGGTTCTACATGCTAACGGTGTTGAAGAAGACGATTTGGTAAAAACTGAACAACATTTCAATTTTTCTGATGAGTTATACAAGTCCTTGAAAGAAAAGAACGAGAACAATAAAGAAGGTTTTGTTCTTAGATTTCAACCCGGTAACTTTAGAATGAAAATCAAATTTGAAGAATATGTTCGCCTCCACAAGGTCATGACCAATCTTTCAACCACTGCGGTTTGGGAGGTTCTTTCGAGCGGTGGAAGTGTAGATGAACTCCTTAAGGATGTGCCTGATGAATTTTACAATAAAATTAAAGAATACGAACAAGAATTATCGTTTCAGTTCAATATGATTTTTTCTGATTATTTTGTTCATTTTAGGTCTATCCAAAATAAAATTGGAGACGTTGCTGGTAATCGCGCAGAATTCGCTTCACATGCCAAGAATTATCAATATCCTTCCATACTTTTTGCTATGTTGGATGGAAAAGATATCGCTCCGATTATTTCTAAAATAATTAAGCCGGAGTTTCGTAAGTTGTAATATTGTTTGTATCTTTGTAATATGAAAATCGTATTAGAAAAAGGACAAGGTTTGTTTTTTACATCAGACACTCACTACAACCACGGGAACATTTGTCGTGCGACTACCAATTGGGTGGGTGCTGACAACATGACCCGTGATTATAAGTCCTTAGACCATATGAACGATACGTTGGTAAACCGAATCAATGAGATGGTAGGTGAGAATGATATCTTGATTCACTTGGGTGACTGGTCGTTTGGTGGATTTGAATCCATTGCTGAGTTTCGTAGTCGGATTGTTTGTAAGAACATTCACCTGACTTTCGGGAACCACGACCACCACATCCGTCGAAACAAAGGTGACATCAAAGAAATCTTCTCCTCTTGTCAGGACTATCTTCACTTGGATATTCGCAAACCCATGGGTAAAGAGGTTATGAAATATTCTATGGTGTGTATGCACTACCCAATTGCCTCATGGGATGGTATGAACGACGGTGTAGTTCATCTTCACGGACATGTTCATCTTCCACCTAACCTTCGTGTCAACGAGGGTAAAGCTATGGATGTTGGTGTGGACGGAAATGACCTTTACCCAATTTCTTTTGAGGAAATCCGTAACATCATGAAAGACCGTCCTTACCGAAAACTAACCTTACCCAAAGACCATCACGAAAAACGACTATAACATGAAAGAACTATATCTATTGAGAGGATTACCAGGGAGTGGTAAAAGTTCCTTAGCAAAATCTTTTGACTGTGAACATTTTGAAACCGATATGTTCTTTATGGTGGGTGATGAATACAAATTCGATGGTTCTAAATTGAAACTTGCACACAAATGGTGCAAAGATTCGGTTGAAGAATTTATGGATTTAGGATATAACAGAATTGTGGTATCAAATACATTTACTCAAGAGTGGGAAATGGATTCATATTATGAACTTGCTCAAAAGTATAGTTACCGAGTTTACTCTTTGATTGTGGAAAACCGCCATGGCGGTGTCAACGAACACGGAGTACCGGAAGAAAAGTTAGAACAAATGAAAACCAGATTTGAAATTAAATTATGATTGATTACGCAGATGTTATTGTAGACCTCCAAGCTGGAGACACCGGTAAGGGAAAGGTTTGCCACGCTTTGGCTAAAGAACCAAATCGTTACACTCACGTTGTTAGATATAACGGGGGAGGTAATGCTGGTCACACTGTATACCATAATGGTAAAAAGTTTGTTACCCATTTAATTCCTGTTGGTGTGTTCTATGGAATCAAATCAATCATTGGTTTGGGTTGCGTTGTCAATATTGATAAGTTGGTTAAAGAGATAATTGAACTCCAGAACAATGGGGTTAATGTTAAAGATTGTCTACTCATCGATAAACGAGCGCATATTATCACAGATGCCCACGTCGAAGAAGATTCAAAAGACACTGAGATTGGAACAACCAAAACTGGGAATGGTCCTTGTTATCGAGACAAATATTATCGTAAAGGTCTTAGAGCTGGTGATGTGGAAATTCTTAGACCTCTGATTGTGGATGTCTATGAAGAGTTTCATGGGCAAGAAAAATGTTCAATTCTTTTTGAAGGTGCTCAGGGTTTTGAACTTGATATTGACTGGGGTGATTATCCCTACGTCACTTCATCTCATTGCACGGTTGGTAGCGCAGTTTTGAATGGTTGTCCTCCCCAACAAATCAGAGAGGTATATGGTATTGCCAAAGTATATCGCACTTATGTCGGAGCAAAAGAATTTGAAGGTGAAGACCCAATATTTGAGAAAATCCGTGAAGCGGGTGAAGAGTTTGGTGCAACAACCGGTAGAAAACGTCAAGTTGATTGGTTAAATGTGGATGACCTAATCCAAGCAATCAACATAAACGGAGTCTCTAGATTGATTTTCAACAAGGCTGACATTCTCAAGTCTGTTGGTAAATACAATCTTTACTTTAAAGGTGAACTGATGGATTTCAAAGAGTATCAAGATTTTGAAGATTTTATTGAAAATAAATTAACTCTCTATTGCCCATCAATTAAAGAAACCGTATTTTCGCGAACTCCCTTAGGGATTTAAAATTAATTATTATGGAAAAAAAACTAGGAAAAATTGAACTAGTGACTTTTGGTCACGGTGGATACCAGCATTGCATGTTGGGTTTATATGTCAACCTATCTGGTGAGGGATGGGGAGTATCAGATTTTAAAGGGGGCTGGGATGCGGAACTTATCGAGCACACAGAACACAGTAAATGGAGTGAAAAAGATAGGTCAAAAGAATATGATAAGACTATGAGGTTTTTATCGAAACTTTTAAAGGAGGCAAAGGTTGATAGTGTAGACCGATTGAAAGGTAAACCTGTAGAGGTTACCTTCGACGGAAACTTACTTTCTGAATGGCGAATCTTGACTGAAGTTTTGTAATATTTTAAAAAAATATTTTTATTTACGACCCCCCTTGAAAGAGTGGGGGTTTTTTATTAGATTTTCATTATCTATTTATCTATTATGAAAAACCTATTATTACTCTTTTTAATTTTCTCTTTTACCAGTTTGTTTTCCCAGGAAGCAAAGGTAACTTACCTTAGGGCTCAATCTGCATCTATGGGGGTAAGAGAAGACGAAAATTCTGTTGTGAGTCAGTGGATTGTTGATGGTCGTGAAGTTAATATGTTAGTTGAGCTTCACCAAACCAAAGTTATTATTTACAGCCAGAAGACTCAGAATTACTACATCATCAAGCAAGTTGAACAAGAAGAAAATTCTTGGAAGTGGCTGTGTAAGGATTCGGAGGCAAATTCTTGTTATGTAGCCTTGAGAAAAAGTTTTGAATACCCTGGACTTATTACTGTGGCTGTTGAATATAACGATTTGGTTTGGTTTTATATCTGCACTCACGAATGAAAAAACTTTTTTCTCTCATTTTTTTGTTGTTCTCCTTTGTGAGTTTTGGTTCTCACTATGCGGGGGGGGACATTCAATACAAGTATGTTGGTGATTCCACCGGCATTGCTCATCATTATAAAATAATTTTACGTCTTTACCGTGATGCCAGTGGTATTGGTATGCCAATAACCACTAATGTTACGGTGAGTTCGTCTTGTTTTTCAAATCAGGTTGTCCCAATGACCCAACAAGCGGGCTCAGGACTTGTAGCTCCCTCTTTATTTGATTGCGTAACTCCTGGTGCAGCTGGTACAAGAACTTTGGAGATTTATACATATAAGGGGTTTGTTATTTTGCCTGGGGTATGTTCAAACTTCAAGTTTTGGTGGTCGGATTGCTGTAGACCAGGTGGTATCACAAATATTTTCGCCTCTAATGGTACCCTCGGTAATGATGGATTTTTCTTTGACGCTGATTTGAATAACACTCTGGGAAATAATTCTTCACCCATTTTTGTATCTGAGCCAGTAAGAGCTTTCTGCGTTAATAAAACTTTCAACTGGGCGCAAACAAGTGTGGAGTATAATGGTGATAGTATTCACTACCAGATGATAAATTGCCGTGAGGGTGTTTATCCCACTCAGACAAACATTCCTTTTGACCCAGGGTTTTCTGCAAACCAACCAGTAACATCAACTTTCTTTAATATTAACCCAAAGACTGGAACAATTAATTTTCGACCTACCACTCAAGAGATTGACGTGATGAGTGTAAAGATTACTGAATATAGATTTGATTCCATATTTACGTTGTGGTATCCAGTTGGTTCGGCAAGTCGCGACATGATGATTTCCATTTCAGCTAACTGCTCCCCATTGGCCACACAAGGGGTTATTTTGGATTACAACTTCCCTGGACAATATATTGATAGTGTGACGATGCTACCTGCTGTGGATTACAACTGCGGTGATTCGTTGGTAGAATTAAATTTTGTTGTGAAACTCGATTGCGAATCAATCGCTCAAGATGGTAGTGACTTCAGATTAACTAACCCCCTTGGTCAGCCAATCCCTATTAAGAGATTGTCCGCAACTTGCGATGTAAACAAAGAAACAAAAAAGATTACAGTTCACCTGTTTAAACCATTGCTAGTTAATGGTAGATACTTTTTGTATTCAAAAACCGGAAATGACGGAAACACCTTGACAAACAAATGTGGATTCCCAATGGATGAGTTTGACACCTTGGTGTTGATTGTTGATGATTGTTATGACCCAGTTTGGAAGTTCGAGAATGTAACGGTGGTCAATGACAACCATACAGCACTTGAGTGGTCAATAGACACCAGTAGTTTTGATACAACTTATTTTGAGGGATATGGAATATACCGCTGGGATGGAACCCAATATGCTTTCAGACAAGTAATTACTAATTGGAAAAAACTTTCTTATGATGATTTGACTGCAACTAATGTTGATGGTGAGAGTTATTCATACAAAATAGATTTTAGGTTCAACGGATTTGTCTTTGGACCTTCAGATTCCATTCAATCCATCTTGTTGCGCAGCAGTGGTTTATGCGACTCGGTTTGTTTGATTTGGAATCAATATGATGGGTGGGTTAGTCCTTGGTATGATGTATTTATCAACTACAATAACCAATGGGTTAAGTGGAATGATGCGCCACTCACTGACACGGTTTATTGTATGGGTTCTGATACTTTGGATGTTGGTTCTTATAATATCAAGGTGGTAACCCAAAACAACGGATATACAAGCGAGAGTAACTATGTCACTTGTGTTCAACCGGAACCTCCAACAATAACAATTCCCAATGTGTTTTCACCTAATGGTGATGGTGTGAATGATTACTTTGTAATTAGAAACCTTCTACTATATGACTTCCGTCCTTTGAGAATCTACAATCGCTGGGGGCAAAAAGTATATGAAAGTAACCAATACAATAACGATTGGGATGGTACAAACGTACCCGATGGTGTTTACTATGGTGTTGTGAGTATTATTATGAGTGGGGTTGTCGTTTCATATCCATTTCACATCACAATTCTCCACAATTAGACTTTCAGAATTTGA